GCGGTACTCTATGACTTGATCGTCTTCGAGGCTAGCTACCCCATCCATGTCATCTGTAGCGTTGACATTGTCCGACAAGCTGCGGCTTAGATTGCGTACGAACGTCTCACTCAGCGCCAGCGGTTCCTCAAGCCCCTTTGTGAAGACCTTGTAGTGCGCATCTGTGAAGTTACCCGCCACGTCCGTGACGCCCTTAATGAACTCAATGGCCGGACGGCCAGACCCCGTGTAGTCTTCGAGGAAGTAGTCTAGTGCGTAAGGGTCAAACGCAGGGCCTTCGCCCCATGAGAATCCATCCGCCCTGCTGGTAATAAAGGCTTTGCCGATGGGGTCATCGACGTACAACACCTCTTCGGTATGGCGGTCAATAGCCATAACCATCTGGTCAGATAGCCCGCAGATGTCCGTAATCCCTTTTAGGACGGTCAGAATGTTGGAGTCGGTCAACGCACCGCTGTCCGCTAGGCTCTTACCAAACGTGACACGGGCTTCATCAGCAATGTCAGCCAGCTCTTCGAGCGCACGCTGCAAGCGGAACACTTTGGCGTCGGTGAGCGTGGCTACGTCGGCGGCCTCGATGTACTTCAGGAACCAGCCTGTGAGAGCCTCGGCCTTGAGCAGCTGGACTTGGACATCAATCGCCATGACAGGCGCGTGTATGGCTGCTGAGAGCGCGGCAACAGCCGTCTCCGCCATCAGCTTCAGGGTTGCTACAACGCCACCAGCCCGAACGATTACAGCGGTAGCCTTGAGATTAGGTACCGCCGTTGCTGTCGCTTGGAGCTTGACGACGTTGAACTGCATTTAGAAGTCCTGACGCAGCTTGAACTTCAGCAGGTCGTACACAGACTGCACGGTTTCATCTTCAAAGGTGATTTCGACTTCGCCTTCGTAGTCGCCGGGCTCGACATCAAGTGCGCCTGCGGGCCATACAAAAATGCACACGCCATTGGGGCCGTCAGTGACTGTGCCAACCATGGTGGTCAGCACTTCTGTCGTGTTGGAAGCGCGGAACTTCAGACGTGGAGTCGAATCCGTGATGTCTACTGCGTCACCAGTGGTCTCGTCCGTGATGGTGATTTTGATCTGGGGCTTGGTGTCGCCTTGGACAAGTTTGATTTTTTCAGCCATGATTAGTCCTTCGGTGCCACGCCGGTTGTGCCGCTGAGTTCAACACCCAACAGGTTCTGATAGAGCTGGTAGAAGCTAGCAGCCAGTGCAGCGTTCTGGGTGTTCTCTGAATCCTTGCTGTAAGCACGGTAGAGGATGTAGTTGACCAACGCGTTGACGTAGATGTCAGCCACGCTGATGTTTCCGCTCACGGCCGAGTACAACGCACTAGACGATGGCTCTGCAATGTCGGTCGGGTATGCCGAGTAGATCATCTCGACAGACGCACCAGACGACGCTGCTGGAGGGTACACGTAGAACGTGCGTGGCTCGCGGGGGTCGTAGGTGTAGTGGCGAATGTCGGTCACGCCGGTCAGGTTGTACCAGTCAGGTGCCTGAGAGTCGAGAACAACGCGGCTCACCAGACGGATGGCACGCTTGGTGCCGCCAGTGTTGCGGATGATTTCAAGCAGCTTCGCGCCTGCGGATGGCAGTGTCTGGCGTGCGCCTGCGGCCAATGCCATGGTGGCCGTGGTGGATGTAGCGTCTGGGCGGACAAGCGCGATGTCGCGCTGACCGTCGTTGAGGTATCGCACAAGTTCAGCCGTTGGCCAGCGAATGGCGCTAGGGTCAACCAGCGTGATGACCACGCGGTGAAGTACGTTTTGGGCGGAAAATGCCATGGTCTACCTCAAGTGAAAGAGCGTGGGCGCACGCGCATGGAGCCACGGACGAGACCGAAGTTGCCCTCAATGCGTGAACTTACCGTCTGCTGCGCGGCTGACGCGAGCAGCTCCTGCGCACGGCCGGGGTTCGTGAAAGGCTGGTCAGGAATCTGCATCGCGCGGGCGATTGCGCCGGACACGATGGGGTCAATCCAGATGTTGTAGAGGTCGTCGTCCAGCTGTGTAGCGTTACGCGCAGGTCGCAGCGTTACCGACACAGTGACGGGGTACACCTTGTCTGGCGGAGGTGACAGACGAAGCGTGAATGTGTTGTCCGTGCGGTCAGTGTAGAAGCCGCGTGGAATAGCTACTGCCGTGGGCAGATCGTTGCGAATCGCCTCGAACATACCGGGGCGCAGTTCTTTGCCGTCTAGGGTGACGCCCATGACACGGTTGATGTCGTGGTAACGCGTCGGGGGGTCAAGGTCATATTCAACCTTGCCCACCACGGTGTAGAACGAGTCGAGGTTCTGACGAAGGGTCAGAGAAGCCTCAGCAAACTCAATAGCTGCGTTCACCAGAACTTGGTCAACCAAGGGCTCGGGACACCCGGGCAGGTATGGCAGGATTCGTGGGTAGAACGCGCTAAGGGGTTTCATGGCTTTGCCTTATTCAGCAGCAGGAGCTTGCTCAGATTCAGCTGCGGGTGTGTCCACAACTGGTGCTGGGTCAGATTCTACAGCAGGAGTGTTTTTCTTGCGAGTTGGTTTTGCCACAACAGCAGCTTCTTCAACGACGAGGTTGGAGTGCAGGTTCATCAAGTCTGTGCCTTCTTCGGTGGCTTCCCACTCAGTGCCATTCAAGATGGCTACGACGACCACTTTGCCATCCACAACAACGCGGACACGGTTCATCACGATTTCGCCGCCAAGGCGTTCCATCAATTCGAGTGCAGTCATTCAGTTCTCCAGAAGTTAAAAAGGGCCCCGAAGGGCCCCTTTATTGTGCCACCAACTTAGGCTGGTGTGGCGACGCCGCCGAGCACAGCGACCCATGACAGGCCGTCAGTGCCGAGTTGCACGAACTCAGCGACTTGTTGTTGACCAACGACCAAAGCGGCGTTGGCAGAGCCACCGTTGATGGTGCCACCAGTGTTTGGGTAAACCTTGATGTCTTGAGCAGCGTCGAGGTTAGCAACCAAAACGCGGCTGCCTTGGCCGTGGCCAGAAGGCAAGATCACGCCGTCGTTGTCAGCAGCGACAACGGTCACGGTGTTTTGAGCGCCAGTCAGCGCGGTAGCGCCAGCAGCAGTTTGAGTTGCACCAGCAGTCAAGCCAGTAGTAACGCCGCCGACAGAGCGACCGAAAGAAGTGGTATTAGCCATGTTGATTCTCCAGAAATTGATTCAAAAACGGGGCCCCGAAGGGCCCCTGTTGATTAGCTGGCAGAGCCAACTTGTGCCACGACCAAGGCTTGTGGCTTCACCACTTTGCGGCCATACACAGCCAAACCGCGAACGATGTCGCCGAAGTCTGTTTGGTTACGCAATGGCTCAGTCTTGTTCACAGTCATAGCGAACGACACGGCAGCCTTAGTACCAGCGATCATTGTGCGGCGAGCTTTAGCGCTAGACACAGAACCACCAGTAGAAGTGTCGGTCAAACCAGACACCAAGGCTTTGCCAGCAGCACCGCGAGGCAACAAGTTAGACACGTAGACGCTGAAGCGGTCCAACATGCCGATCTTGCCAGTACGGATTGTGCTGGATTGGTCGCCAGTGAAGTAGGCTTGCGCGATGCTAGATTGCATCAACAAGTGACGGTCGTAGGGGCTGATAATCAACCAACGGCCGTCTTCAGGCACGTTTTGCTCGTCCAACACAGTAGACATGCGCAAGATGGCCTTGAGCACGTTTTCTGGAGTGGCTTGGTCGATAGGAGCAGTGTCCGAACCCAAGTTGTAGGCGGCAGAGATTGCACCAGCGGTAGCGCCGTAGTTGGCAGAGTCAGCACCTTCGGTCACGAAGCTGTTGAAGAACACTTCGTTTTCGATCTGAATCTTCAACTGCTTGGCAGCATCTTCAGTGAACATGTTCATCAAGTTCATGTCAGATTGGTAGGACAACACGTCGTTCACTTGAACGCCGAAGTATTTGCCCTTGTTCACTTGCATGTCTTGGTAGCTAGGAGTGGGGACTTCGTAGTTCAGGTTTTGACCTGCGGTGTAGTCAGAGATGGTGATGGTTGGAGCCAAACGGATACGGATGGTATCGCCTTGGTTCTTCAACTCGCCTTCGTAATCGG